AACAGAGTTGCCGTCATTAACAGTGATAGCATCTGGAGTCATCTGTTCAGCACTACCATTGTACACTTGAACAACAGGGTTTGCATCACCCAAGTTGTGAGTGACTGTTACAGAAGTCTGACTCGTGAATGTTTCAATGAAGCGTCCAATTCCTCCACCGCCACCGCCAGCGCCTACTTCAGTCCAAGTAGTAGTTGTGCCGTTGTAGAAATACAACTTCTCATCATCACTTCTGTAAAATAGTTGTCCTGCAACAGGTGTTGGTGAGGTTGGGAACGCTGTACCCTTGTGAACCACCATGTAAGTTGGCTGGTTCTGTTTCAAGTTGAGATTGCCATATACATCAACCATTTTACTTTCCCCCTCGTATCGTGTTTATCAGTGTCATGTTTATTACCTACGACTATGTGTTTGGAAGAACAAAAATAAAAAACTTCCTATTGTTTTCCTTATCCGATGTACACAATGGTTCCGCTTGTGCTCTCTGCAAAGGTTACAGTGAAAGCGTTTACGCTCGTGTGCTGTACATTAGCAGGGATTATCCAGAAACCACCGGTATCAATAGCCTGAACAACAGGGTATCTTCCAAGGTTGTGAGTTACGCTGACTGATGTTTGCGATGTAAAGCCACCATCCGTGTACTGCTTCGCAAGGGCTGGGTGCGTGTGCAAGCTATCTGCGCTCGTACTCGTGACCAATCCTGTTCTCTGCGTAGCAGTCAAGTGGTAATACTCATCAGTGGTTCCGCCTTGTAGTCCTGCTGTGTTGTTGTGAGTGACTGTGCTTCCGAATTTGACCCAAGCAGTTCCATTGAAGACATACTGTACATCTTCATCTTCAACCCAAACGGACATACCTTCGCTAACAGTTGTTTCATCCCAACTTGCTCCGTTGTATTCATAGATGTTATTTACTGTCCATCCATTTGCTGTTGCTGTTGAGATGTATCTATCTCCTGTACTTGGCCCAACCGGTAATGCTGAAGTCGGGTCAAATCTGTCGATGACAGAGTCTTGCCAGTCAAGGCCTTGAACTGCGCTATCAACATAGGTTTTTACTGCGCTTGACAGTGGAACTTTACTTGAACTTGATGTCAAAGATGTCTCGAAGATGTTGGTGTCAGTGAGGTTAATCGCAATACTGTCTGCGGCTACGCTGATACCGTTTCCTGCGCCGACATCGAGTGTGACGCTTCCTGAAGTGCCTCCACCAGTAAGACCTGCACCAGCAGTGACTCCAGTTATATCTCCTGTTGGAGCCGCAATCCATTCAACAACTCCACCAGAGGAAACAGCCAGAATCTGTCCTGTGGTTCCAATAGCTAATGTTGAAAGAGTATTCGTTGCGCTCGCATACAAGACAGCTCCTGTCGCATAAGCAGTGAGGCCTGTTCCTCCCTTGGTTGCAGCCAAGGTTCCAGTAGTATCAGCGATAGCAATAGTGCCACCGTTTGCAGTATTACTGTGGTTGTGACCTGCGTTTGTGAAGTCGCCAATAGTCGGTGTGGTGAGCGTCTTGTTCGTCAATGTCTGTGAACCTGTTAGGGTTACAACAGTACTATCAATAGAAAGTGTGACAGTTCCTGAAGTTCCACCACCTGATAAACCAGTACCTGCGGTTACGCCGGTAATGTCTCCTGCGGTTCCACCACCAATGAGTTGCCAAGCAGTTGCGCCATCGCTATTCACATACAAATCATCGTTTGTCGTATCATAATAGAATTCTCCAAGAGCAGCGCTTGCTGAAGGAGCACCTGCACCGGAACTTGATGTGATAGTGTTGCTGTCACCATCAATGGTCTTGTTAGTTAGCGTTGCTGAAGTAGTCTCGTACACGAGTCCTGAAGGCAAAGCTCCACCGTCAATACTGTTCGTGTTGCCGATAGTGGCGTTCAGAATAGCATTACTATTCATATCCAAGTTCTTCGTTGCCTTACCAAGGCCAGTGATTCCAAAAGTCTCTGTTCCACCTTCATTCTTAATAGTAAGAGCGTTAGTTGTTTCAGTGACTGGCTGCGCAGAAAGCTGTTTGCTCTGCAATTCTCCTATAAGTCGTACCATTTTTCATTACACCTCAATCGTCATGATTTGTTGTTTACCTTGATTATTTTCCTTTACGGACTTCGACCTTTTAAAAATAATCATCTAATGACTATCGCCTGCCCTGATTCAGGGCTTAAAAGGGTTACTGTGCATTGAGTGGAGCTATTCAACTGAATACTCTGGGGTTGAATCCATAATCCAGCACTGTCGTATAGCATTACTTGAACAATCTGCTGTCCAAGGTTATGAACGATAGTCCAAGTCGTACTACTTGTCACTTGGTTGTGAACATAAGTTACTCCCCCACTACCGCCTCCACCAGTTACTCCTCCTTGAACCACTATCTTACCAGTGAATGCAGGAGTGAATGTGACTGTCAAGTTATTTGATGAGTTCACGACTACTGTCGAAGGAAATATCATGTTCAAAAAGTTATCATAACACTGAACTACTGGTTCCAAATCATCGAGGTTGTGCGTGACGCTAACAGTGCTTTGAGATACGATACCACTCTCGACATACTTACCAATAGTACCAACTCCACCTGTTCCGGCGTTTATAACCCTAACATCTGTTACTTGAGAGGGAATAATTGCTACGGAGCCGTCATCAACAAAGATTCTCGCCACCGCTACATAACTCGTAGGGTCATAACTCGCAGTCTTTGGAGTAGTCGCCGGTGTGCCGGTGATGACTGAAGCAACTCCTGAAGAATTGATTAACACCACATCTATACGGTCAAGACTTGGGTGCGCAGCAGTGATTGGCAAGCCAAGAACTGCGGGAACGGATATTTCAGCGCCGTTAAACCATATTGTTCCGACGGCTACATCAACTGTCATGGCGTTAGGACTACTCGCACTAACCACCACTCCAGTCTTGACAGAATACTGGAGCTGAAGCGCCATGTTGTTCAAGTCAGGTGCGAAGGCACGCTCATTTGGTTGAAATTTTAATACCATGATTTTTCACTCCCCTTTAGCTGTTTGTCATTGTTATGCTGAACCTGACGGTCACTGGGTCTCCAAGCGTCTTAATGAAATTGATGTTTATTCTATTAAACATAACTCCACCGGTGACGGCGTTGAAAATCCCTACTTCTCTCCATGTAGTGACCGCTTCTCCTTCGAGCCATTCAGCTTCTATCTCGAAAACATTGTCAACAGCATCTATATCAGTCGCTGCTTTACGGTCAATCTCTGTTTGGAGAGCAGTATCTGTTGAACTTACAGTCGAAGCACCAGTACCAATAGCAATCCATCCAAGGGTTGCTTGTACATTGTCCTTCAGTCGGTCAGCTATCAAAGACAAACCTGTACCAACGACGAGGTTATCCTTCTCTAATAGGACTGCTCCTGTTCTACTGTTCGTTATGGTCAAACGACCTTTAATTTTAAGATATGATGTCTGCTCCATCTAAACCACTCACTTCTATTGTAAAGTAACCTGGCACCAAAGGCGAGATTTGTATGAACACGCTATCGGTTGCAAGCACTCCGTCATTGACGAAATGGAAATTGATTGCTGTTGTCAAGAAAACTCCCGCAGCTTTTGCTTGTTGCAAAGCTTCCTTGGCAATATCAATCAAATCTATTTCGCTTTCTGTGAAGACTGCTTCAGCCCTGACTTTCAGGACAGCAGGTTCCAGTATTGTAATGTTACTATCAGGCAAACCTGTGGCGTTAGTGAAAGCGTTAATCAAACCTTGAATAGTTCCGCTACCAATAAATGCTGGTCTTGCGTTCTTGATTCTTGTTCGATAACTCGCATCACTCTCGTTAGGATTTCTTTCAAGCTTGTATATAGCACCTAAATCATCGAGTTCAACACCGATGGCCGTGTCGATATAGACGGACAAGACGAGGTTATCCATCTGAACTATGAAGTCATCAAGTTCATTGGCAACCGCTTCAACAAACCCGACAGTCGTACTTCCTCTGGCTTTATCCCACCAAGAGGGAAGGTTGTCGAGTATCTTGTCTTTCTCTTTCTTTGGCATTTTAGGTTCACTTCTCGTGTGTTATGCTGTTCTTTCCGCCATTCAGCTATTTAAAAATAATCAAAGCGTAATGACGACTGTTCCAGCTTTAGCTACTTGGTCAATGTTAATAGTCGTGTCCGATACAGGAACTGATACTGAACTGTTCAGTACTCCAGGAGTCTCCTGAATCACCCGAGTGATTTCTGCTCTGAACACATCATCTCCAACTGCGAGGCCATTTAAGTATGCCCTTACAGCGCTGATAGCATCGCTAATGACTTCTGCGCTCGTGTATCCTCCGATAACAGCAACAGTAGCAGTCACATCAATACTGACGATGGTTGGCTCAAGAACCAAGACTACAACGCCTGCGGCTCTCGTATCTTCAACTGCGGTGTTCACATCAGCAACTACTGCTGGCGGTAACGGTGCTTCAACGCCTGAAACGAATATCTCTACATGGCCTAACCAATCATAATTGTAGTCGGCGTAGAATAGGGTCACATCGTCTGGCTTGGTGCCTGCGGTGAGCCATTCTATCTCGTTATCAGCGTTCAAGATGTAATCAGTGTTCTTAACGAAAGTATGGCCTGGTGTGGCGCTTACGGTTCCGGTAATGGTAAGTGTGCCGTCATCGAGAGCGACCTCGAAATCGAGCTTATAATTCGTTGTAGAGGTACTGTATGTATGCACTTCTGCACTCGCCGATTTTTGTGGCAAGTCATCAACAGTCACACTCGTAACGCCCTCAACGGCAAGAACTGCTTGTTCAAGCGCAGCTACGGTCGCAGCTCCTGCAAGAGAAGAATCCTTGATTCTTTGACGGTAGGTATCATCAATCTCTACATCACTACCACCACCCATTATTTCGTAGTTATAGACAGTGTCAATGTTCGGGATACTTGATACTTTATACACAATCTTTCCAGGGCTGACATTGTATTTAATGCCGACCGCTTCTGATTGACAAAGCACCTCTTTTGAAAGTGGCTTGTAGCTAACAACAAAATTAGTCATGTCATCAGGCAGAGTGCCGGTAGTTGTGAATCTTACCAAATCACCAGTGTAATCATTCTGCGGAGCGAAGAACCAGAAGTCCATCTTCACATCACCGCTGGCTAATGTGTCTGAAGAATTGTTTGTGACAATGTCAATCTTCAAGAAATTGATAGCTGATATGCTTGGGAAACCTGCTTGTGAAAGACCACTACTTGTTCGGTCAATGTCAATTCTTTGCCATCCTTCAACAAGATAAGTATTCCTTACAGAATATGAGTAGCTG